CGCATCATCCGACTGTCGTCCGAGTTCCCCCACGTCACCATCGCTACGTTCGTGATGCAGGGGTCCATCGAAGAGCGCATGTACGAGATGCTCCAGCAGAAGAAGAGCGTGAACGAGGCGTTCATCGACGGCAAGCATCTGGACAAGGACAGCGGCATGGCCATCACCCTTGACACATTGACCGCCTTCCTGCGAGACTCCCAGGTATAGGGACTTGACACCGCCCCCGAGGCGTGACAAGATACCCACGTGATCAACTACACAACACAGAAGGAGCATCACCAATGAGCTTGCACCTCGTGACCTTGACAGCAGTCATCGAACTGCCGGATGGTCCTGTCCGAGAGGACCTGTACGGCACCAGCGACCCCGCCGAGTGCATCCAGATCGACTTCGACAACGACACCCCGGCATTCCTGCTGGAGTTCTGCGACGAGGTGGACATCGTGGAGGTGAAGGACCTGTGAGCATCGTCTGGGATGACATGTGCGATGAGCGCTGGCACTGCGTGGTGACCGCCGCAGAGGACCCCTATCGGGGCACCCTCACCGTCACCGACACCAACGAGCCGTACGAGGTGATCCTGACCGAAGAGGTGGGGATCATGTTCGGTGCGCCGTTCGGCCCCGACCAAGCAGACGTGTCCACGTGGACAAGCAGCTGCATCAGGGCCGTTGACCTCTACTACGAGGAGCACAAGTGATGATCGCAGAAGTGCTGTGCAACGACCCCACGACCGGTGAAGTCATCCAGCAGACCGTCCTCGGACTCGGGGGCATGGGGCTGGCGGCGTTCTTCCTGTTCGGCTTCTACAAGCTGATCAAGTGGGGAGGGGAATGAGCAAAGAACTCGCCATCCCCGAGAGTCTCGCTGTGGCCATCTTCACGGCAGCGATCAACGAGGGTCGTGCTGCTGAGTTGCTACTGGCGCTGTTCGAAGGAGGATCAGCTACCGTGGACAGGTACACCCGCAAGCTGATCATCGCACCTGCGAGTGCTTTCGAATGAACCTAGAACGCCTTGCTGAGGAGTACGTCAAGCGCAAGAAGCTGGCCGAGGACCTCCAGAAGGAAGTCAACCAGATCAAGGAGATGCTCTCCAAGGCCGTCGATGAGGAGGGGGTGCCCGACGAGAAGGGGCACCTCCACCTTGCCGCTGGCAAGTACGCCCTGCTCCGTCAGAAGCGCCAGGGGGCGAAGTACCTGGACAAAGCCAAGGCCGAGGAATGGGCACGAGAGGCTGGTTTCTGGGACGAAGTCAAGGTCGTTCAGGAAGTCCTAAACGAGGATGCTCTGCTAGGATATGTGTTCGAACGACGTAAGGCCGTCCCCGGCATCGAAGACCAGCTAGAGGGACTGTACGTCGAACCCGCCCCGACGTGGGCGTTTCAACCTCCTGTCCTACAGGAGAACTACGACTACTAGGAGGCCCAGTGGCACAGATCGACGCACACAAGGTCGGATTCCTCAGGTGGGAGGCCGACGTGACCATCGGGCGTGTGACCTACACGTTCCCCGGCTTCACTCGCAAGGGCGCTGTGAGGTACGCCACCAAGTACATTGAGGAGAAGAAGCTGTGAATCAAGAGAAAGCAATCGCCGTCGCCAAGGCATGGATCAAGTCCAAGGGATGCACCCTGTGGATGGACTGGGACGTAACCACAGAGGACGGCCTACAGGAAGCTGCGACGTGGATCGTCAAGGCCATGGACGAGCTGATGGACTTCTACGAAGCCTCCCTAGAAGGAGAGCTAGACTGGTGAAGCGTTGGATCGTGCTAGGGCTGGCCTCCCTGGTCGGATACGTCATCGGAGTGGTTACGCTCCTCATCTGGTCGGGTATCCAGCTGTATGAGGGGATGTTCGGTGACTGTGACTGAGACCGACCCCCTGGACTTCTTCAACTCGCTCAGTGAGCGCAGGAAGAAGCGTGAGGGCGGGGACGCCATGTACCCAGGATCGACGCCCCCTCGCAACCCAGAGGTCATTGACAAGGAAGAGGATAGTTGGCTACACTCTCTTCCGTTCAAGGAGTTCCTCGTCAATGGGGAACCCCGCAAGTTCTACTCCATCGGATCGTTAGCTACAGCACTGGGGAAACAACCAGTGACGCTGCGCTCCTGGGAGCAGAAGGGCTGGCTGCCAACAGCCAGTTTCCGAACACCTGCCCCGAAAGGCCCCCAGGTTCCTGGTAAGGCCGTGAAGGGCAGGCGACTGTACAGTCAGGAGCAAGTGGTGTTCCTGGCACAGGCGTACGACAAGTACATCCTAAGCCCACGAAAGCCCAACTGGGACGGGTTCAGGAGTTACATCAAGAACCAATATCCACGCTAAGACACGACAAAGGACATCCAAAGACATGGGTAAGTACGACGACGACGAGGTCGAAGAGACGGCCTCCACCACCACCGAAGAGCGCCCCGCCGCAGCGGGCCGTGTGATCAAGCGAGGCTGGGGAGCGGCAGAGGAAACGAAGTCCGCAGACAGCCCCTTCGCACAGCGCCTCAAGGTGACCAACGACGCCATCGTCATCAAGTTCCTGGAGGACGACCCCTACACGTCGTACCGCCAGCACTGGATCGAACGACAGGGCCAGAAGAGCTTCACCTGCACCAGCAACATCCACGCCAAGGGCTGCCCGCTCTGCGATGCAGGCGACCGCCCCAGCGCACGCTTCTGCTTCAACGTGGCACTGCTGATTCCCGGTGAGGAGCCGGTACTCCGCTCCTACGAGGTCGGCCCCCGAGTGGTGGACTCCCTCAAGAACTTCCACCAGGACCCGAAGATGGGTCCCCTCCCCAAGCACTACTGGTCGGTCTCCAAGACCGGCAAGGGTGCCACGAGCCAGACCAACCACCAGATGGTGAAGGCTGGCGACCTCGTGGAGGATTGGGACCTGGACCCGATCACCGACGCACAGCTGGCGTCCCTCAAGTCGAAGGCGTACGACAGCAGCATCGTGAGCATCCCGTCCTTCAAGACCTTGCAGCAGATCGCTGCTGAGGAACTGGGCGGCGAGTGACCTGATGCGACGTGGCCCTCAGGCTACGTACGTCTCCACTGTCGAAGAGTTGAACTCTCTCGTCTCCCAGGTTCGGGAGGCGGGGGAGTTCTGCTTCGACGTTGAGACACGTGGCAACGTGAATCACCACGCCGACGTACTTGCCTTCATTGAAGACGAGTGGAAGCTCAAGAAGGCGACTCTCAAGACGGAGTCGCCCTCAGTCATTGAGCGCTCACGTCAGGCAATCGTGGACAGGTGGCAGAACGAACTGCCCCTGGACACCATGCGGAACGAGGTGTTCTGGATCGGCATTGCCATCGATGGCATGTCCTGGGCCATTCCCATGGGCCACCCCAACGGGGAGGTTCTTGTCAAGGAGGTGCGTGGTGACGGTACCACCGTCCCGCCCCCCGGCTACCGCAAGAAGCTGGACTCTGGTAAGGAGTCCATGGGTAAGGCGAAGTTCTTCATCCCTGCTCAGTTCACCGAGCCTCCCCAGCAGCTAACGCCCGATGTGGTGTTCGCTGCCCTAGAGCCGTTGTTCATGGACGAGGACATCGTCAAGATCAACCAGAACATCAAGTTCGATGCGAAGTCGGTAGCGAAGTACTACAACGGTCAGCTGCCCAAGGGGTTGTACATCGACACGCAGGTGCTCATGCACATCGTGGACGAGAACCTGATGACCTACTCGCTCGTCAACATCCTCCACGCTCTGTTCGACTTCGACCCCTACGCCCGTGACGGCAAGATCGGTAAGACCCTCGTCACCGAGCCGTTCAGTAAGGCGTGCAACTACGTCCACAAGGACGTGAGGTGGACGTGGCTGGCCTACAAGCGCCTGTGGCGCAAGATCACGGCTGTGCCCTCCCTCTACAACGCTCTGATGATCGACCTCCCAGTCATCCGTGTGGTGGCGCAGATGGAGGCCAACGGCATCACCATCAACAAGCGAGAGATGATCCGGCTGGGCAAAGAGTTGGACCTCCAGATGAACAACGTCATCCGTGAGATCTCTACCCACGCCCCCCTGGGGTTCAACCCTGATTCCACCAACGACAAGGCACACCTCCTCTTCGGCAAGAAGCGAGAAGGGGGCCTGGGCCTCAAGCCTGGGAAGATGACCTCCACCGGCAAGCCGTCAGTGGACGCCGACACCCTGGAGAAGTTGAAGGGTAAGCACGAGGTCGTGGACCTCCTGCTGGAGTATGCCGATGTGAAGAAGATGAAGTCCACCTACGTGGAGGGCATGTACCCGCTGATGCACTCAGCCGGGTCGAACAAGAACCTCGCACGGGTGCACCCTCAGTTCCACTTCCACCGTACTGCGACGGGGCGCTTCTCGTCCTCCGACCCGAACCTCCAGAACATCCCCCGTGATGGTCGCATGCGTTCGCTGTTCGTGGCGGCTCCCGGCGACAGCCTGGTGGTGGCCGACTACTCCCAGATTGAGATGCGCATCATGGCGATGTTCAGCCAGGACCCTGAGCTTCTCAACATCTTCGCCAACGACATCGACGTGCACACCGGTACTGCGACCGTCATCCTGGGTCGCCCCCCTGAGAACAGCGAGGAACGTAACCACTACGGTAAGGTCCCCAACTTCCTCATGGGCTACGGTGGGCAGGCCAAGCGTCTCGTAGAGGCCACGGGCGGCGCTATCACTCTGGAAGAGGGTGAGAGGATCGTCAAGGGCTATAACGAGGGGTATGCAGGTCTTACAAAGTGGAAGGACCGTGTCCTTCTCAAGGCCCGCAAGGATGGCTACGTGGAGACTCTAGGAGGTCGCCGCCGTCGCCTCCCCGATCTGGCAGCCAGGACGGACACGAAGGAGGGCTTCCTAGACAGGATGCGTGCCGAGCGCCAGGCCATCAACGCCATCGTGCAGGGTACCGCAGCAGAGATCTGTAAGCAGGCGATGGTCCGCTTGGACCGCAACCTGGACTGGCCGAAGTGTAAGATGCTTGTGCAGGTCCACGACGAACTGGTAACATCGGTACCTACCGATGAGCTAGGGATCTGGATTCCTGTTATTGAGACCGCTATGGGAAACGGCACTCTGATTCACGACGGCAAGGTCAAAGAGGGTGTCAAACTAGTAGTAGAGGCTCACGCCGCAGGGTCGTGGGCAGAGGCTAAGGGGTAACGTGATCAACGCAGAAGAACGAGCAGCCATGCACAGGACTTTCCTGTTGAGGGTGTCGCCCCACATCGGGCACGCCATCGCAGCACAGCTGGGAGGGTTCACGCCCCCTAGCGTAGAGGGAATGCAGCACGACCTACGAGACACGCTCACGCTGTGGTTCAAGCTCCACGCTACGGGCGGTCTGCCGGTCGTGAAGGACACCGCCTGGTGGATGTCCCGGCTCCAGGACCAGTTCGGACGCCTCTCCAAGGACGAGACCGACAGGAAGGTGGATGAGCTAGCAAGCTACGCTGTCGCCACCATCGGCCTGCTCATTGACCAGGGTGTCCTTGCGTTCGCAAAGGACGCTGAGATCCCCACCATCCTTCTCAATGACCAAGAGGTTGACGAAGAGAAGGAAGCCATTGCACGGGCGCTGTTGGAGCGCCTAGAGGCCACGTTCAAGGAGGACCCAGATGAGTGACTGGTGGGCTAAGAAGCTCGCACCGCAGCAGCCGATGAACCGGGGCGTCGTACTGCCCCCCGTGACCCCTCAGCCGCAGTACGTACCGCAGCCTCCGCACCACGGAGCGCCTGGTACGTACCAGCAGCCCCCTCAGCAAGCCCCTCAGCAGCCCGCTGACGACCCGAACCGCAAGCTCTCGCTACGAGAGGCCGTGGCACGGTTCAGCGGCGGCGAGAGCGCCCGTGTGGAGGGTAACCTATCTTGCCCAGCCTGCGGTAGCCGTACTGGCTACACCGCATTCAGTGGCATGGGCGGCATGGCCGCTGGTGTGATGGGCAACCGCCCCGCCCCCAGATGCTACGAGTGTGGGTACAACGGGAAGTTCGTCCAGGGAGACCAAGCCAATTGGACACACTGAACAGGGAGGAGATGGCCTGGGCCGCTGGCATCCTTGAAGGTGAGGGGACCTTCCTACTGGTCAACGACCGAGGAAGGGTACGCCCGGTTGTTAGGGTATCCATGACCGACGAGGATGTGATCCTCAAGTTGAAGGGCATCTTGGGCGTAGGCACCATCGTCAGCAAGAGGCCACCCTCTCTCAAGGACCACTACAAGAGTCGATACGTGCTCAGCATTGACCGACAAGCGGAGGCGTACTTCGTGATGATGGCGATGTTTCCCTGGCTAGGGGAGCGCCGGAAGTCAAAGATCGAAGAGATCGTACGTGCATGGGTCCAGCAGGGTCCCTACATTCGAAACTAAGACAAAGGACAAGACATGGCAAAGACAAAGGCCACTGCTTCGGCAACCCCTAAGAAGGACCGACTGGCCATCATCGAAGAGCTAGCAGCGGAAGTGAACTCCAAGCTGGGGGGCAACTTCCTTCTCAAGGGGAGCGAGACCCGACAGGATGTGCCCCACACATCGACCGGTATCCTCAGCTTTGACCTTGCTTTGGGCGGTGGTTACGCCGCCAATCAGTGGAACGAGATCGTGGGCGAAGAGTCCAGCGGCAAGACCGCCCTCGCCTACCAGATGGTCGCAGCCAACATGGAGCGGGACCCTGAGTACCTCGCTCTGTGGGTGGCAGCCGAGGAGTACGTCCCCGAGTATGCGCAGTCGTTCGGTATCGACCCCGAGCGTATCTGGGTCGTGGAGTCGAACGAGATGGAGAAGGTCTTGGACCTCGTCCTCAAGGCCGTGGTGAACCGTGCCGTGGACTGCGTGGTCATCGACTCGCTCCCTGCACTCGTGACCAACACAGAGGTCGCCAAGAACATGGACGAGGCGAGTGTCGCCACGGGCGCACAGATCCTCAGCCGGTTCTTCAAGAAGTGCACGATGGCTCAGCGTCGTTCAATGCTGGCCGGGGAAGCCGACCGCCCCTGCACCCTCATCGCCATCAACCAGTGGCGTGACAAGATCGGCGTGATGTTCGGGGACCCCCGCACCACCCCCGGTGGCAAGGCCAAGAACTACTACTTCTTCACCCGCATGGAGGTGCGTCGTGACGAGTGGATTCAGGAGCAGAAGAGCAACCTGGACTCCCGTGTCGGTCAGACGATCAAGATGCGTGTGATCAAGAACAAGACCTACCGCCCGCAGCAGATGGCTCAGGTGGACTTCTTCTTCGCTGACTCCGACGTGTTCGGCATGAAGATGGGGCAGTTCGACACGGTCAAGGACATCGTCAACGTAGCGCTGGCTCTGGAACTGTTCGAAGGCCGCTACAAGTTCGAAGGCGAGCGCATCGCTGGCAACAAGGAAGAACTCTACGATGCGGTACGCCAGGACGTGGGCCTCCAGCGCAAGCTGATCGACGCAGCCCACAAGGCCATGCAGTTCGACACCGCCCCCGTGTCCTTCGTGGAGCCGAGCGAGGAGCCTACCTTGGAAGAGTTCGTAGAGGACTTTGAGGACGTACTGGACGCATGAGCCGTACCCCTGCACAGAAGATGAGCGATGCGCAGGAGAAGCGCACCGCCAAGACCTACGGGGGCACGCTGAACGCCATGAGTGGAGCCGGGTGGATGCGCAAGGCAGACGTGCGCACCCCCGACTTTATGATTGAGAACAAGACCAAGATGTCCATCGACGCCAAGAGCTACAGTGTGAAGGCTGTGGACTTGCGTGACTTGACCAAGAGGGCTAGGCTAGAGGGACGCATTCCTCTGCTCCAGTTCGATCTGGGCGGGCACCGTTACGTGGTGTTGAACGAGGATGACCTACTAGAACTGATCGGAGCAGACGATGCGTAAGAGAGACCTCAAGGTCGGCATGACTATCGTGCACAAGCGGACTGGCAGAGAGTTGGGTACGGTGAAGGAAGTGTTCAACTGGGGATGTACCTACGAGCCGGGTCCCGAGGGGACGCCGTACGGTATTGCGGGTCTTACGGAGATTGATCGCAAGTGACGGCCCCCAACAAGTCCCACCAGTCTGGGCACGCACGAGCGTTCATCGACCACGACCCCATGAGCATGTCGAACCAGCTGTACGTGATGCACGAGCAGCAGATGGTCACGTTCCACAAGGGAGCGGTGCGCCTGACACCGATGATCGAAGGACTCAGAGCCGCTGAGGCTGACTGCATCGTGACCTGGACCGATCCGCTAGAGGACGTGATCGTGGACATCTTCAAGGCCATCGGTAAGGCGCTGGAGATCTACAGCGACGAGCCGTCGCAGGCGTACAAGCAGGGCTTTGCCGAGGGGCAAGCAGCGGTGCTCCGTGAGTGGAATGAGAGCCTCCGTGGCAACTGACGATTCCATCAACATCACCCCGTGGTATCTGGCCGACTACAAGAAGCAGTTCAGTGCTAAGTCGCACGAGCGTGTGCTTCCCAAGATTGAAGCCGTCGTCTCGCAGCAGATGATTGAGCGCAACTCCAAGCGGGACACGGCGCACAACCACCCGTCCGAGTTGTCCAAGAACGACTGGTGCCCCCGTGCCTCCGTCTACAAGATCACCGGCTACGAAGAGTCCGACCCTTCCCACAGCAACCTTCGTAGGATGAACGTCTTTGCAGAGGGCAACGCCATCCACGACAAGTGGCAACGTTGGATGTGGGACACCGGGTGCCTCGTGGGTAACTGGCGCTGCAACCTGTGCGGGCACGGGTGGATGGGCAAGTCCCCCGACGTGTGTCCCGAGTGCATGCGTTCCGACATCAGGTACCTTGAGGTGCCGATCTTCGATGAGGAGCACATGATCATCGGCCATGCAGATGGTGAGTGGGAAGACTCCCAGGGTCGTGCCCTCATTGAGATCAAGAGCGTTGGATTGGGAACTATCAGGTGGGATGCTCCCGATCTGTATGAAGGATATGAGAAGGGCGATCTCACCTTAGATGAACTATGGAAGCGTATCAAACGCCCCCTTCTTCCTCACCGTAGGCAGATCAACCTCTACATGTATTGCCGCAAGATCGACAAGGCCATCGTCCTCTACGAGTGGAAGCCCTCGCAGGAGATTAAGGAGTTCCACCTGTCGTACGACGCTGCGCTCGTCAAGCCCATGCTAGAGGGGGCCAAGCAGGTCAAGGAGGCGGTGGAGAACGGCACGCTCCCGCCCCGCCCCCAAGGGTTCAGGAAGAGCAAGGAGTGCTTGTTCTGCCCGTTCAAGAAGGAGTGTTGGGGATCGTGAAGGTAGTACGAGGTCTGCCCCCAGGTGCACGGATGGGGCTAGACTCCATCCGTCAGCGTGAGGCTACACTCGCAGAAGAGAACGCCATTGAAGAGATCCGTGAGCGCAGGTTCAAGAAGGCAATGGCTCTCAAGGAGGAGCTAGGGCTGACCAAGGAGGAGCGCCACGAGTTGGCACAGCTTCTCCCTGGCGTGGACAAGGACGATGGTGGGTCGTGGAAGGACCTCAATCCCAAGCAGCTACACGACCTCATTACCATGATGGAAGGCTGGGTCTACATCACGCACATCTTCCAGAACAGGCTTGACGCAGCAGCGGATATGGACTAAGGTACGCCGCATGTCAACCAAGAGTACCGTGAACATCGACCTCACACTCCCGTTCGCTCTGTTCTTAGTGTTCCTCATCCTCAAACTGGCGGGGGCGATTGCGTGGTCCTGGTGGTGGGTGTTCGCCCCCCTGTGGATTCCCGTCGCCATCATCGTGCTGCTCTTCGTGCTCGCCTCTCTGTTCGTTCTCTTCGGAGAATGATCATGGAACCACTAGAAGCCTGGAGCATCGCAATGGCCAAGGACTGGACGATGGACGAGATGTCCACCATCGTCAACGGAGAGATCGTGGACACCGGCAGTCGTATCTGCCAGGTCACCGCAGTCACTACCCTGGGTGACAAGATCACCCTCCACTTCAAGGATGGACCTCCCTACGAGGCCGACGCAGACAATCTCATCGACGTGTTTAGGAGCACAGCAGAATGATGTCACTACCCAAGCCCAAGAAGGTCATGGTCACCGGTTCCGGTGGCTTCATCGGAAGCGCAGTCGTCAAGAAGTTCAAGACCAGCGGCGTGGAGGTGGTGGAGTTCAACATCCCAGACCACGATGTGCAGGACGCAGAGGACGTGGCAGCAGCGTTGGAAGGCTGTGACGGCGTGGTGCACCTGGCCGGTGTGCTGGGCACGCACGAACTGTTCGACACGCCTCGGCTTGCGGTGGACGTGAACATCCACGGCAGCCTCAACGTGCTGGAGGCGTGCAGGAAGCACGGCGCAGCCTACATCGGCATCACCATGCCGCAGGTGTTCCCTTCCATCTACACCTCCACCAAGGTCGCCACGACCAAGCTGGCGAGCGCATACGCTCACACTCACGGTCTCCGTGTGGCTCACGTGCGTGCGTTCAACGCCTTCGGACCCGGTCAGGCCCACGGCCCCGGTCATCCGCAGAAGATCATCCCGACCTTCGCCTACAACGCCACACACGATCTGCCTCTCCCCATCTGGGGCGACGGCACACAGGGCGTGGACCTCATCCACACCAGGGACCTGGCCCGCATCCTGTTCGACGCTACGTGCCACGCCACGAGCATCAATCAGTACAGCAGGCTGAACGACCTGACGTTTGATGGTGGCACCGCCAAGATGTTCACCGTGAACGAAGTGGCTCGCATGGTCAACGAGGCAGCCAACGGTAGGGAGGCCCCTCTCAACGTGACCTACCTGCCGATGCGCAGGGGCGAAGTGCCCACCAACATCGTGGCAACTGGTGAGAACTGGGACGTGCTGAATTACAGCAACAAGTGGGGCGAGTACAGGCCCAAGTTCGACTCGTTCGACCTGCGTGACACGGTCAAGTTCTACAGGGACTACGTGATCCACTGATGCAGCCGACAGTCTCGGTCGTCATTCCGACCATTCCTCCCCGTGTGGAGCAGTTGAAGCGGGCACTGGAATCGGTGTACGCACAGACCGCTCAGATCCATCAGATCGTCATCCAGACCGACTACGATCACGAGGGGCACGCCCCAACCCGTAACAAGGGATGGAAAGCGGCGACCTCTGAGTGGGTCGCCTTCCTGGACGACGATGACACTCTGGACCCTAACCACGTCGCTGACCTGTTGGCACACGCAGAGGCCACTGGTGCAGACATGGTGTTCCCGTGGCACCGCATCTCCAATGCCGAAGGCGGCATCCTTCCTGACCTGCTGACCCACCGTGGTATCGCAGACGAGGACATCCCCGGCGAGTTGCCGAACGGTAACTTCATCCCGGTTACCGTCCTTATCAAGCGGAGCGTGCTGGAGGCTGTGGACGGCTTTCCAAAGGCTTTGACTGACGAGTGGCCCGTCCCCACCGCAGAGGACTGGGGCTGCTGGCACCGCCTCATCCGCAACGGCTACAAGATCAGTCACCTAGACAAGATCACATGGACGTGGTACCACTGGGGATATGGCACCAAGTCGTCCCCCGGTAACACGTCTGGGTATGGGAACAGGTGGTGAGCCGTGATCGTACGGCCTGGTGACACTGCGTTCATTGGTGTTGACTCCTCTTTCACAAATGAGGACATGGACGCTTTCATCGGTGCGTTGAAAGCCTGCACTGGTTCGAATACGGAAGTCGTCATTGTGCGGGGGCTTCGCACTGGATTCATCGTAAGGAATGACGAAGTTGGCTAATCGCAGCAAGCAAGTGGGCACAGACGCAGAGAACAAAGTAGTGGCTTACGCCAAGGAGCGGGGCTGGACCCACGCTGACCGCCTGACCCTGTCAGGAGCCAACGACAGGGGCGACGTGCGCCTCGGTGACGGCATCCCTGTGACCATCGAAGTGAAGGGAGGACAGGGGGCGCTCTCGTCCCCTCACCAACACCTCCGTGAACTACGAGCAGAGATGATCAACAACAAGCACCACGTCGGTGCCGTCATCGCCAAGAAGGCTGGCAGCACCAAGGTCGGTGAGGACTGGGTGGCGATGATGCCGGTCTCCGTGTTCTTCGACATCATCAAGCTCCTAGATGTACACGGCGTCTTCGAATGAGGCACGTCCCTTTCATTGGGCAGAAGCGCCCCCGCCCGAGACTGTGCGCAGTGTGCCACGAGGACGCCACCTACGTAGAGGTGGAGATGCACAACCTGGTCCACATCGACAAGGACGCCGTGGTCCGCTACCAGCAGGTTCCCAAGGGGACGTACTACTGCGGCCTGCACACCGGTACCCCCTCTTTCTCCCGGCTTGCCCCCTAAATCGACAGCACGATAGGCCCCCACCTGCTATCCTTCTGGAAGTGTTTCAAACCGTCTAGAAGGAGTTTCACAATGACAGAAGACGAGAACCTCGTCAAGGTATCCGGTTCCAGCAATCCGCAGTCTGTGGCCAGCATCGTGGCCCGTGCGGTGGTTGCCGGAAAGGCCCCCAAGATGCGTGCCATTGGTGCCAGCGCTGTGAACCAGGCCACCAAGAGCGCCGCTATCGCCCGTGGGTTCGTCGCCCCCCGAGGCATCGACCTGCTCTTCCTGATCGGGTTCGATGACGTTCCCGGCGAGAACGGGGGCACCATTTCCAGCATGACCTGGACCCCCGTCGTACGTAACTGACGTGGTACGATACTCCTAGTCGTTCTAGGAGGAATCATGGCAAGAAAGAAGGTAGACCCAAGGATCACGGCCAGTAGGGACGTAGGTCCTGGCTCTTCTCTGCATCAGAAGATCGCCGCTGAGAGGGCTGCTCAGGACTATATGTTCGGCCCCCACGGAGCAATGGGTCCCAAGGACAACGGTACGAGGGCTATGGGGCCTTTGCCTGGCTCTGCCAGAGTAGACAAGGCTGGCACCGTACACCAGTACTTCGGTGCTGTAGGTCGCATCGACAACGAGCCTGCCTTCAAAGGTGCCGAGCCGAACGAGATCAAGCTCGCACAGATGGTGCAGAACCGTGAGGGCGAGACCCTGGCTATGCACCGAGACACGGGTGGGGCCTCAAAGTCTGCTGCCGCTGGCGGTACCAAGCTCGTGGACGTTGGCATGCGTGACTACGTCCCCCTTCGCTACCAGAACGCCCCCGTGCGCACCTGGGTAGATGAGAGCATCAAGATCAAGAAGGATTGATGAGCAAGCACCGTTCGACTGACGAGTACGACGAGGACGAGGACGATTACCTTGCCAAGGTGCCGTCTAGGTTCCAAGCTGTGGTACGCAAGCCGAAGCAAGAGCACACACGTTGGCCAGAGGAGTGGGACTAATGCCGCTAGAGCAGCGAATCACGTTCCGTAAGCCAGCACGTCTGGTCAACAAGCAAGAGAAGGGGCCGAGGCCGATCCCGCTAGACGCAGGTCGCCCCGAGGCCCTCCAAGCATTCACAGAAGGCATGGGTAACGGAAGGTAACCAATGGCCGCTAACACTTGCTCTGTTCTGGAGTGTGACGGCGAAGCCAAGAAGAAGGGCTTCTGCTACAAGCACTACAAGAGGCAGCACGTCCACGGGGACGTGCACTTCACTATGCGTGCCCCCACCGAGAGCGTGTCCAGAGAAGAGCGCATCGCCTGGACCAAGGCGTACAAGCTGGAGAAGGGGTGCGCCGACTGTGGATACAACGCCCACCCCGCAGCCCTAGACTTCGACCACCTTCCTGGCACCGTCAAGGTCAGGGACATCAAGACGGGGGCGCAACTCGGATGGGCCGCATTGCAGGCAGAGGTAGCTAAGTGTGAGGTAGTGTGTGCTAACTGCCATCGCATTCGCACAGCACAAAGGAGGGAAGAAGATGCCAGCTAACACGTTTACCTCGTGGCAAGGCGGGGGTGACCCAAATGGTCTTCTTGGACCCTCTCCGGTGTTCAGAGATGCAAAGGACCAAAGGTTAGTAGCGTTTGGGGCGGGTCCTGATACGGCTTATCCTGACGGATACCTCGGAACTCAGGCTTCCACCTCCCGTAGGTCGGACAAGCTGCTGGACAGCGTCCACCGTACCAACACCCGCTCCTACAGCAGGGGCGTACACAAGGGTGAGCGCATCAACCCCGGCGACTACGTATGGCCCAAGGAGTTCAACCTTTGGACTGCCCTCCAGTACGAGTCGCAGGGTCTCAAGTGGGCACCAAACGGTGCTGAGCCTGTGCAGCTGACCAACGATGGTAAGGCTGGCCCCCGTGGTGTCCCCCGTAACCTAGACCGCCCCCAGATGGAAGTCATCGATGAGGAGCGCCGCTCCCGTCTCAAGACACTAGCCCCAGGATGGAAGTGATGAGCAGAACCAGCATTAGCGTAGAGCAGTTCGGTCCCCTGTACCACGGTACAAACGTCCCTGGTTTGTCCACCATTGATCAGGCGGCAGGGGGCGGGCCTAAGTACGCTCGCATGCAGAACAGCTACGGTTACAACTACGCCACCACTGGCCTCCAGACTGCCATCAACTACTCTCGGTGGGCTTCTGGTGAGACTCTGTCGGGGGGCAATTGGCATAAGCAACCAGGACACCCCACGGTGTACGAGGTACAGCCTCAGCGTAAGGGAGACTCGTGGGGTCCCGACCCCGACAGTGGTCCCAACGGATTCCACGATGGGCCTCGTAGCAAGCGGGAAGCCTTGGACATCGCTAACGCTGGCGACGGAGAAGGTCGTGCAGGCGATGTGTCGCTCCGCTTCCGCTCACCGCTCAAGGTACAGCGTGAAGTATGGGTAGAAGACAAGGCCAAGGACGTGACCAACGGTGGCTTCCAAGACCGCCCCATCTATGGCGGCGGCAGCCTATCCGACTACCACACGTACGGTAGGAGCTTCTCGTGAACCTAGACCTAGGAAAGGACTACTGATGTCAATTACCGGAGACCACCCCGATAGAGCACACGACCCCCGCCGTCAGGTGGGGCCAGAGGGGGCTGGGTTCACTGAGAACCCGCACCCCGTAGGCAGTCGTGCTCACAAGCGCTGGGAAGCAGCGCAGGCCGAGCGCATGGCTGCGCCTGTGGAGCAGGAAGCCGCCCCCAGCAGGGTCATCCGCTCCCAGAGGAACCCAAGCAACCCTGACTTCCAGCTTCTTGGAGACCGCACCAGCCCCGACGTGTACATTCCCAAGACGATGAACGTGAGCAAGGGCTATGACCGTCGTAAGATCGAACGCAACATCATGCGCCCCGGTAGGGGAGCAGGGGCCTAAGTACCATGACGCTCAACAAAGACCAGTTTGGTCCTCTATTTCACGGTAGTGATCACGAGTTCGCCCCTGGCGACGTGATTGAACCCAAGACAAAGAGCTACGCCCATGCTACGCCTGACCTCAGGACTGCACGGGTCTTTGGTGAGCACGTGTACGAAGTAGAACCCATCAACACTGACGAGACGTGGACTCGTACTATGAAGTACATGAAGCGTGGGGTTCACTTTGAGACGCTAGGTCCAGGTTTCAGAGTGAAGGACGGCCCCATTCCTAAGAATCGAAAGCAGTCAGCCTACGAGGATCGGCCTGGAAGCGCTTTGTACCACAATGTGGATCGGGGATGGTCGTACGACGACGAGAACGGATGGAGGAACAAGTACAATGACTCTTAGCCCCTTGCAGTTCCCCCAGTACCGTGTCCTCAAGGGCAAGACAGAGGACGAGAAGAAGCGAGACGCCATCTTCCCTGGCGGGCTGCGAGAAAGCATTCAGTTCCACTACGAGCTAGACAGCGACCGCAGGAAGGACGGTGACCCCAATGAGTAGGCGTGTAATCAACCCTAACCAACTACAGATGCTGATGAAGCCGTCCGAGATCCGTGGCATGCTCAAAGGTTCAGTTGATTATGTACCGACTGCCGACCCCACCCGAGACTGGGAAGGGAAGGCAGAGGACAACAAGCTTGGCCTGAACGAAAGCGTGGCCAAGGAAGGCGTTCGCAACCCTGTCATCATCGACCACTGGCAGCAGGTCCGTGGCGAACCGGTCATGGGCAATGGGCACCACCGTGTCCAAGCTGCCAAGGAGTTGGAGGACAGTGGTAAGGAGATCTACGTCCCCGTGCTCCACGTTGAGGGCGACTACATGGGGTGGAGCGCCGGGGAGCACTTCCCATCAACGAGGGATTACTGATATGCAGGCTAGCAAGCTACCGTCCGCAGGCCCCTGGGCCTCACGCTCTGAATACCTGGTAGACCAGGCGCTCCAGGCCAACACCGCCATGTCACCAGACCAGTTGAGGAAGATGCGCCCCGTCGCAGCCCCTCAACAGCTGATGCCAAAGCGCACCGGCTTCGCACAGCAGCAGCCCACCATCAACGACGTACTCAACGTGGACCGTCGTACGCCTACGTATCGCTCATGGGTATCGGGCGTTATCACGCAGCCCAGCGTCATTTCAGACTACACTTGGGAAGGTAGCTCAAGGAACGCCTTGAGCGAAGGAGTCTTCTAATGGGATACGTCAACGCACCACAGGGGCGCAACCCCTGGATCTCCGAGCCAGAGGTGGGTACGCCTCGTCCTCGTATTGCGCCCCCAACGTATTCCACGTCACGAGGCAACTTCTACCGTCCCCGTCCTGGTAACCCAGAGAACGAAGCAGGTCAGAACATCACGAACATCGCTACCTACAACGCTCGTTACGTTCGTGAATGGGTCATGCCTCGTGTGACTGGGGACCTCAAGCAGGGCGATGAGAACCGCCATTCTGGTGGTAAGCAGACCACCATCAAGAAGAACCCCAACAGTGGTCCGCAGCCTCCTAACCTGCATGACGCACTGGACGCTCAGCAGACTGACAGGCCACTCTTGGCAGCCATGCCTGGTGCTGTGGCCTCTGGACCACTCTCTCCCACCCTCCAAGGGCCTCCATCACCAGCAGGCCCGATCCAGCAGACAGCACCTTGGAAAGAAGACAGCCAGAGCGCTCCGCAAGCCCCGTGGAAGAGCGGTGGCAACACCTTCTTTGAACTTCGTGACCGTGCACGCTCCGAGGCGCAGCCCCGTCCTGTATACACTCCCAAGCCCACCTATGAGCCGGGTCCACCCGCACCTTGGCTAGGTGGTAGGGGATCACCGGCTCCGACGCCGGTTGATACGGGTAACGAGGGGCGTCCCGCCCCCTGGAAGGACGGCAAGGTGGACACCGCTCTTGCTTTGGACGTGGCAGCACGTGGCTTCTCCAAGCACATGGGAAACCAGTCCCGAGTACAGGCCCGTAACGTCCAGACAGAAGGCCCCTCTTTGTTGGGGGGCACCCGCCTTCCCGCTCCACAGGTAGGCCCGTCTGGTGGTAAGCGCCGTGCACCGTCAGGAATGGACCCCCGCAAGAGGGGTACCTTCTACAACTACGAATGATAGGATGTCAACTATGGCAGTAAACGAATCCCGCAGCATGAACGCAGACCTTCGTGAGGGTATCACTGATGGTGTCGTGAAGAAGCTCGCCCCCAACCGAGGCAACCTCACCGACGCTGGTGCCGCTCAGGCGATGTACGGCGTACTGGACCCCGAGTACTTCGACCCGGCGTTCAGCGAGTCCGCAAAGGCTACGATGGCCTTGCGTCAGACTACGCTGCGCTGATACACTTCACGTCTCACTACTAGGAGTACCACATGCCGAGAATGCTCATTTGCTACGCTCATAAGACCGTAGACATCCTTCCCGACTACGACACTGCCAATGACATGGAGGGGAAGTATGACTACGCCCTCCAAGAGAAGATCAAGGACCACTTTGCCAAGTACGGGGACGACCCGGCCAGGCACCCGTCCAAGATCATGCGCATCGAAGAGGACGAGTTCGAACTGCTGGACCCCCGCAAGCTCCAGCAGGCGGCACTGGACGGCTCCCTGGAGGAGTACATCAAGGACCAGCGTGAGAACTACAAGGAAGACGCTCTCAAGTGCTACAACCTCCACAACCGCCCCGTGGTGGGCTTCCCTGGCTGCCCCGACTACCGAGACGACAGCAGGGCCATCGGCATCACCAAGGGCATTGCTGATGAGGACAAGATGTACGTGTGCGACTTCTGCCCGTACCAGTCCTACGTAGACTTCCACAAGCGTAAGGCAGCGGGTCTGTACGGACGATGATCATCGTCAACCTAGACGTGCTGGCCAAGCCTGGTCTGATCGGTAGCCGACTCCCTGAGCCGCAGGGCATGCGTCTCTGGAACATGCTCCACGCCCAGACTCTGGGCCGTCTGGCGCTCGTCGTGAACGATGACGTGGACCGAGAGCAGCTAGAGCACTGGATGAAGGTGAACGGCGTCAAGGCAGCGGTTTACGACGTGCTGGACACCAACGACCCCCAGATCAAGGCCGAGAAGATCCACAGGCTGATGGGGAGCATTGGCACCCCCAACGACTGGTACTTCGACGTAGACCCGGCTACTGCGGCGATTACCCTTTCATTGGGTATCCCAACGATCCTGGTATCCGTGCCGTACGTGGTACGGCCCGAGTGGTCGGGGGGCACGCAGGCCCGAGCGTGGGGTACCCTTGTGGAAGAGATCGACAAGCAGCAGCTGATGCGTGCTGAACGTGACTGGAACGAGCCAATGGAGCTACCTGAGTGAAGATGCCACGAGGGCACAGCCGAAAGGGATGCGTGTGTGATGCTTGCCTTCGCAAGCGTGCTTCTGATCGTGAGTACTACCTGGCCAACTCCGAGCGCCTAAAGCAGTATCAGAAGGAGCACTACGCTGCCCCAGAGAACAAGGCTAAGAGGGCAAAGACTTCTGCCGCTTGGCGGGCTGCTAACCGTGAAAGCCTTCTGGCAAAGAAGACCGCCTATCGACGTGCTCATCCTAATCAGTTCAAGGAGTGGAGGGCCAAGAATCCCACCTATCTCAAGGAGTGGAGAGCGGCACACCCTGCTAGTGTGCAGGCGTCGAAGGCAGCGAGGAGGCTGCTGGAGAACGCAGATCGTAGACTTGTTACGGAGAAGGACTGGGCACGGCTCCTCTCTAGGTATGGGGGCCGTTGCGCCTTCTGCGGAGCTAGCGGAAAGATGACAGCCGAACACGTTGTGCCTCTCAATCGAGGCGGCCGTCACTCCATTGGTAACCTGCTACCGGCGTGTATCTCATGCAACTCTTCTAAGCATGACCGACTTCTAGTGGAATGGGTTTACAGTGACTAAGATCTTCCTATCAGGCGGCGAGCGTGCAAACTATCGCAACATCCTGACCGACAACGGTGCGCCCCACATCGCTCTGAACCTCACTCAGCTGTCCATCCCCAAGACAAAGGTCCTGAACCTCAGGGAGATGATGAGCGGGGCAGAAGTGTGCGTCTACACGTCCGACGAGGATGAAGACGTGAACCGCTTCGATGAGTTCATCCGTGAGCACCTGGACGAGATCGACCTGATCATCGGTCGCCCCGACTACGACGGTGCCTGGATCGGCCCCAAGTACGTCCCCCTCTGGAACGACGCCAAGGACGAGGAACGCCTCGCTCACCTGTGCGAGAAGTACGGCAGGGTGGCTATCAGTGATCGTGCCCTCAATGCGAGAACAGTTATGCGCCTCCGTCAGCTACAGCAGCGATGGGGCTGCACCTTGGTCGCTCTGACCTCCAAGGTGGACATGATCGAAGCAGTGACATGGGACACAGTCGTTGTCTCCTCATGGACCTCCGTGGTGAGGTACGGTGAGACACAGGTTTGGGACGGACACGGCCTCCGTAGGTACCCAGCCCAGAAGAAGGAGAGCAGCAGGAAGAAGCACCGAGCAGACATCACCAGACTGGGTCTGGACTTCGACGCCGTCCTAGAGGATGACGTGAAGGAAGTAGCCAAGCTGGCAGTCCTCTCGTGGCAGGAATGGGAGAAGAGCACCTTCGGAACTGCGGCCTATCACCCTCTGGAGATGGATGAGGAGGAGGATTTCGAAGGGGACGAAACGGGCAAGGTAGTTGATATCACCGACTACATGCCGGTTCTCCCAAACACGGTTTCTGGCCCCTCCACTATTGCTATCTCACGCCGTTCGGAGAGTGGTGAAAACGGCAAGGAATTGCTACCGATTATGGGCATCGAAACGGTCGTTTCGGTGGGCCATCAAGAGGACGAAAGCCTTGAAATTGAACCAAAGCGTGAGTCCGTGGTCAAGTTCCACTCGTCTGGCATCCGCTCATGCGATAGTTGCTATCTTGCACCCCGTTGCCCCCGGTTTGAGGCACATGCAGAATGTGCGTACGAACTGCCCGTAGAGATGAAGACGAAGGAGCAGCTGAGGGCTGTCCTGAGGGCCATGTTGGAGATGCAGGCGAGCCGCATCATGTTCGGTGCGTTTGCCGAGCAGCTGGAGGGTCAGGGCATGGACCCCGTCCTCTCCAAGGAGATCGACCGCCTCTTTGAGTTGACACAGCGCTTCAAGGACATCGAAGACACGAGGGACATCATCAGCTTCCAGATGGAGGCGAAGGCCAACGCCGGGGTCCTCAGCCGCATCTTCGGCCCCAAGGTGTCCGAGCAGATCAACCAGCTGTCTGAGCCGCTCCCCCAGCGTGCCATCGACCAAGTGATCATTGACGCTGAGGTAGTCGATCCAGTAGAATGAGTGCTCCACTTCGTACCTAGAAGGAGCACAACATTGGGACCTACTGATAACGCTGTCAGCGGCGAGGGGGCTGGTCAGGAGAACCGTGCCAGCATCCTGGCCGAGGCAGCGGAACTCGTGAACGGTGATCGGAATAACCAGTACGGCGATCCGATCCAGGACTTCCGGCGTACCGCCGACATGTGGAATGCGTACCTTGGTTTGAAGGGCGGTGACCGACTACTTCCGCACGACGTGGCGTCGATGGTCGCTATGGTCAAGCTGAGCCGCATTCGCTGGTCTCCCCGCAAGCGTGACCACTGGGCAGACCTTGCCGGATATGCAGCATGCGGTTACGACTGCTCCGTGAGGGAGGGCCTGTGATGGAAGAGGCGCTACGTAGAAGCGTCGATGCTCAGGACTGGGCCAAGGCATTCATGTCCGTGTTTGATGGACGGTCAGGAGTCATTGATGAGGGCACGATGATCGCATGGTTCGCCAACTACCGCTTCACAGTAGAGGAGGCCATCACCGGCTCCTCAGCCAAGGCTGTCGAAGAGTTCCTTGCACGATGGGAGGCCGAGGGTGAGTAAGCATCCTTCCGTACTGACCGCTCACACCCTGGACTCCACCGGGGGCAACACGGCGATCTCCACCTACAACGGCCACGCCTTCGACATCTTCGATCCTGACACCTGGGTCTTCGACTTGGAGGAGATCGCCCAGGCGTTGTCCAACACGTGCAGGTTCGGTGGCCACGTGGAGTTCTACTCCGTGGCCGAGCATTGCGTCAGGGTTGCTACCTGGCTCAAGGAGAATGGCTACTCCGAGAGAGTGCAGCTGATCGGGCTGCTCCACGATGCCATTGAGACCTACATTGGTGACATCCCTCGCCCCATCAAGAAGACCTTCACCCTGGACGGTGAGGGCATTCTGGACCTGGAGAAGGGGATGGAGTATGCGATGTTCGCTGCCTTTGGCCTGCTACAGGACAACTTCGACAGTGAATGGGCTGCTATCAAACGAGCCGACTGGGCCGTCTACGAACTAGAGAGGGACGAGCGCCCCAACGTAGGACGAGGTCTTCTGCCTGCCGCTGCCAAGCGTGAGTGGTTGCAGAACTACCTACTCCTGACTGAGTACGCTGATCGTGGGTAACTGGCGGGTCGATGCCTCTTGCATGGACAAGCACCACGACCTGCTCTTCCCTCCCTTCTCTGACGAGAGGGACGTGCCC